TACAACCCTGGTCCAAGGCCCATGGCTCAAGGTGGACGGATCGGGTTTAGTAATGGTGGAGATACTAGTCCTGTGTATAATGAAAAGACAGGTCATATTTATAAAAAAGGAAATAGGTTTGGAATTTTTTATAGTAAGACTCCTCCTAAAAATCAGTTTACTGCAGTTAAACCATTAAGAAGTTTAGAAGAACTTCAATTAGTAATTGATGAAGCACCTTTGATAGAAATTAATGGAAAATTTTTTGAACAAAATGCAAAAGATTTAGAAGGTAGAAGTGAGTATTCTTCAAAAGAATTAATTTCTAGAAAAGAATTAGACAAATATAGAGATAAATTAAACTTTAAATCTACAGGTAAAAAAAGAATAGAAGAAACAAATCAAGGTAGTATTAATAGAAGAAATAAAATTATAGCTGCACAAGGAAGTGAAATTCCTATTAAAGGTGGAAAACAAATAAACAGAGCTTTTAGTCATGTCTATCCTATTATTGAATCTGCAAAACCAGGAACTAAAACAACAACTGTAATTGATGCAGATATGAATAATAAGTTAATAGGTTATAACAGAATTGGTCAGAAAATTGCAGAAGATCAAGAATATTTATTAAAAGTTAAACCCGAAGGTTATAAAAAACAAATACTTGTAAACAATGCTAAAGCTAAAAAAAATGTGATGAACGCACTTCAAGATTTAGGAAAAGATTACAAAGGTCAAATAGGTTATTTTCAAGTAGATCCTGAAACCGAATCTTTTAAACCTAAAGCAGGTAATTATAAAATGTCTTTTGCTGGTGTTGAAGGAAAAGATGAAATCTATAAAGATATGACATCTAAAGAAAGACAAGATTTTAGCAAAAAAATATCAAAACAAGAACATGCTAAAGTTGCTAACAAATTAAAAAATTCAGGTTTTAAATGTAAACTTTCAAATGGTTTAAATTGTAATGATCCACGAGCTTACATAGATTCAATTAAAGAAAACATGGCTAAAGTACAAAAAGGAGATGATGCTGCAATTTCAAAAATAAACAAACTAGGAAAGTCTATGAATAAACTTAGTAAAGCTGCTAAATTTACAGGTTGGGGTATATTAACTGAAGTAGGTTTTGCTGCACCTTTCGCTGCAATAGATTACGCAAAAGGAGCTAATAAAGATGAAATTATTTCTAATGCTACCTTTGGATTGTTTGGAAAAAGTAAAGATGAACAGTTAAGAGAAAAATACAATGACTATGGCCAAGCAGCAGATTTTAAAAAAACGTACGATGATTTATTGACAGCAGAAAATTTATCTAAAACAGGAGGAGGGTATAGAACACAAGCTTATAATAAATTAAAAGCAAAAGATTTAGAAAATAAATTACAAAAAGATTCCTTACAGTTCACTTCTACTTTACCACCAAGTCAAGGATTTAAATCCGGATTTGATTCAGATAAATTATTAAATATGATGGTTATAGATGCGGAAAGAGATAAAGTATTTGATAAAGAAAAAGAACAAAAATCAAAAGAAAGAGGTATACTAAAACCAAGTACTGGTTTAGAATCATACGATAATTTTATGCAAGGAGGCATAGCTAGTTTAAATGTCAAAAAATAGAAAACCACAGAATAAGAAAAATCCAACATTAGCAGCTAAGAATCCTGGTTTTAAATGGTGGGCAGTACCACCTAAAAAAGGACCTCTATCACAGGGGTTGAAATTACCACAAAAACAAGTTAAGAAAGTCTAGGAGAAAATATATGGCAGATATAGATAAGTCTCTCCCAAACGTTAAAAGACCTGAAGAAGTTGCAGAAGAGGTTGACGTTGAGGAGATTTTAGAAACCGAAAAAGGACCAATCGAAGTTACAGAAGATGATGAAGGGGCTACAATTGATTTTGATCCTCGTGCAATGCAAATGCCAGATGGCGGCGATCCTTTTGCAAACTTAAACGAATTACTTCCAGAAGAAGACACAGATTTAATTGGTAATCAATTACAACAAGATTACATGGAATATAAAATGTCTCGTAAAGAATGGGAACGAGCATATATTACTGGACTAGATTTATTAGGATTTAAATACACAAATAGAACTGAACCGTTTCAAGGAGCATCGGGTGCAACTCACCCTGTTCTTGCAGAAGCGGTAACACAGTTTCAAGCTTTAGCTTATAAAGAATTATTACCTGCAGACGGACCTGTTAGAACAACAGTAATGGGTAAATCAGATCCACAAAAAGAAATGCAGGCACAAAGAGTTAAAAATTTTATGAATTATCAAATCATGGATCAGATGAAAGAATACGAGTCTGACTTTGATCAAATGTTATTTTATTTACCACTTGCAGGTTCAACATTTAAAAAAGTTTATTATGACGATTTATTGGGACGAGCTGTTTCTAAGTTTGTTCCAGCGGATGACCTTGTTGTTCCGTATACAGCTACCTCATTAGATGATGCGGAATCAGTCATTCACGTTGTCAAGATGTCAGAAAACGAATTAAGAAAACAGATGGTATCTGGATTCTATTCTGACATCGAGTTGACAAAACCAACAGGCACTATCACTAACGAGCTTGAAGAAAAAGAGCGAGAAGTAGAAGGTGTTACAAAATCCCAAAGAGTAGATCCTTTGTATACAATTCTAGAATGCCACGTTAATCTAGACTTGGAAGGATTCGAAGACCTTGGCGCCGACGGAGAGCCAACGGGAATAAAATTGCCTTACATCGTAACAATCGAAGAAGGCAGTAGGAAAGTTTTGTCTATTAGACGAAACTTTGCGCCCAATGATCCAAAGAAAAATAAAATTCAATATTTTGTCCACTTCAAGTTTCTGCCAGGACTAGGATTTTATGGCTTAGGATTAATTCATATGATTGGCGGACTGAGTCGTACTGCAACTGCGGCTCTCCGTCAATTGTTAGACGCTGGAACATTATCTAACCTACCCGCAGGATTTAAGCAGAGAGGTGTCAGAGTAAAAGATGACGCCGCTAACATACAACCAGGAGAATTTAAAGATGTTGACACTCCAGGTGGTAATCTAAAAGATGCATTTGTATTCTTACCTTACAAAGAACCATCAGCAACTTTATTACAGTTGATGGGAATTGTAGTTCAAGCAGGACAGAGATTCGCGTCCATTGCTGACATGCAGGTTGGGGACGGGAATCAACAGGCCGCTGTTGGTACAACCGTAGCTCTTTTAGAACGTGGTTCAAGAGTGATGTCAGCAATCCATAAAAGACTTTACGTAGGTCTTAAACAAGAATTTAAATTACTTGCCAAAATATTTGGTGAGTCTTTGCCACCAGAATATCCTTATGATGTTCCTGGTGCATCAAGAAATGTTAAAGCAACAGATTTTGATGCAAGAGTAGATATTTTACCTGTAGCTGATCCAAATATATTTTCTATGTCACAAAGAGTATCTTTGGCACAAGAACAATTAAGATTAGCAACTTCTAATCCACAAATGCATAATATGTATATGGCTTACAGAGGAATGTATGAAGCAATAGGTGTAAAAGATATTGATAGAGTCTTGCCACCACCTCCACCAAATATGCCAAAAGATCCGGCAATCGAACACATTGATGCAATGGGCGGAAAACCTTTTCAAGCGTTTCCAGGACAAGATCATAGAGCACATATAACTGCTCACTTAAATTTTATGGCAAGTAACTTTGTTAGAAATAATCCTAGCATTACTGCAGCGTTAGAAAAAAATATTATGGAGCATATATCATTGATGGCACAAGAACAGGTACAGTTAGAATTTCCACAAGAATTTTCTATGTTACCACAAATGCAACAAATGGCTGTACAGAATCCACAGATTCAACAACAGCTACAACAAATATCACAAAAGATAGAAGCTAGAAAAGCGTTGTTGATTGCCGACATGACTGAAGATTTTATGAAGGAAGAAAAACAAATAACATCTCAGTTTGATCACGATCCATTACTTAAATTAAAACAAAGAGAAGTAGATTTAAAAGCTATGGACACAGAACGTAAAATGAAAGAAGATGAAGCAAGAATTAATCTTGATAGAGCTAAAATGGTACAAGCAAAAGATCTAAACGAACAGAAACTTGAACAAAACGAAGATTTAGCTAAATTAAGAGCTGATACAGCCATTGAAAAATCAATGATGTCTGCAGATGTTAAACTGACCTCAGATGCTATGAAAGCTAGAGACGTAAATGTCTTGAAAGGTCCAAGAAGATAGTATACTAACAATTAGGAGAAAATTATGACAAAAGATACTTTTAAGCAGTTTGTTAATAAAGACGGTTACGCTAAAGGCGGAGTACCTGTAGAAGAATCTTCTCAAAACTTGCACTTAGATCCAAGATCTAAATCAAGTATTAGAGGACAAAACTACATTGCCCAAGGTGACAGCGTTGATGTTAAAGGAACTAAAGCTATTAGAAAAGAAAAGAAACCTGTAAAGGCTACTTGGTACTAACATGTGGTTATCGGCAATTAAATTAGCCGTTTCTGCTGGAAGTAAAATTTACGCTAACAAGCAGCGAACAAAGATGGCGATGTCTGACGCGCAATTAATGCACGCACAGAAGATGGCCGAAGGAAAAGAGGCTTACCAGGGAAAACTTTTAGAAGCCAGACAATCAGACTGGAAAGACGAGGCAGTTTTGATAATTCTCAGTTTGCCCGTTTTGGTGCTGGCCTGGGCAGTCGTATCGGATGATCCGACAGCGATGGACAAGGTAAAATTGTTCTTTGACATGTTCTCGCAGCTCCCGTCATGGTTTACAAATTTATGGATCCTTGTAGTCGCTAGTATATATGGTATAAAAGGAACACAAATTTTCAGAAATGGAAAAAAATAATTAAGGAGAAAACTTATGAGACAAAACGGAGTAAGATCAAATGTCAGATTCCCAACTGGAGCATCTGGTATGAAAAAAGGTGGCAAAGCTAAGAAGCAAGGCTACAAAGATAGAAAAGATGAATCAATCGCTATGAGAATCAAAAAGAAAAGAACTAAGAAACAACTTAGAGCTTCTGCTAATGAGTCTTATGGTAAGTTTGGTTCTAAAGCTAAAAAAAGCGGGAAGATAAACAGGTAGTATTATGGCTAAAGTAAAATCTTTACAATCATCAGAAGAATCTAAAGCAAAAAAAGAAGCTGAAGATTTAAGATATAAATTTGCAAAAACAGACAAACAAAAAAAATTTCTTGATGAAAACCCTAATGTAAAAACTGCATCTGAAATGGACAAAAAAATTGCCAGTAAAAAATCTGCAATGCAGTCTCAAAGTAAAATGAATTTTAAAAAAGGTGGATCTGTTAAAAAGAAAAAAAGTTCAGGAGCAGCAATTCGAGGCAAAGGTTGCGAAATTAGATAGTGTTTAAAAAATTAAAAAATTTTATTTGCAAACTATTTAACATCAAAGCATGTCAATGCGAAGATGAGCATGTAGAATTTTTTACAAAAGCACCTGAATCGGATGTACCGGTTCATGCACCAACGCATTGTGGATCGCATTCAAGGTTTAGAAAATCTTGTCCACAGTGTATTGCAATAACAACATAAGGAGAAAAAAATGCCAGGAATGAAAAGACCAATGAGTAGAGCAGCCGCTACGAAACAAGCGCGAAGAATGGGTAAACAAGCGATGACATCAGATGCCGCTTATTCTATGATGAAAAAAGGCGGAAAAGCTAAAAAGAAAAGTAAATTTCCAGATCACTCAGGTGATGGTAAAATTACTAAAAAAGATATTTTAATGGCTAAAGGAATAATTCCTAAAACTAAAAAGAAAACAACGAGGAGAAAATAATGGCTAAAGCAACTCACAAAACTAAAGATGGTAGAACAGTAAAGAAAGGTCTTTACTACTACATGAACAAAAGAAAAAAAGCTGGAACAAGCAGACCTGGTAAAGGAACTGTTTCTGCAAAAGCTTTAAAAAGATCTGCTAAGACAGCTAAAAAAGCGTAATGGCCGAAAATCCTATAAGACGAACTACCGGTAAAGGTGGTAATTATAGAAAAACAAAAACTGGGGCAGGTATGACTAAGAAGGGTGTCGCTGCCTACAGAAGAGCAAACCCTGGAAGTAAACTAAAAACAGCCGTGACTGGTAAAGTGAAAAAAGGGTCAAAAGCTGCAAACCGACGTAAGTCGTACTGTGCTAGAAGCGCAGGTCAATTAAGAAACTCGTCAGCAAAAACACGTAACGATCCTAACTCACGTATCCGTCAAGCTAGAAGAAGATGGAAATGTTAAAAAAGAAAAAAATAAAAAAAGTTATAAAAGGTTTGCAGAAAGCATCTAAAACGCATGCTAAACAAGCTAAAACTTTAAAAGGAGTTATACGTGGAACCAGAACAAGTACTAAATAATTTAAGAAGAGCAATCAAACGAAGAGTAGATCAACTAGCACTAAACGTAACGTCTGGTGGGGTTGACAGTATGGAAACATACAAGTATATAATAGGGCAGATCAATGCATTGGAGTCAGTGCAACAGGAAATCTCTAACCTGCTAAACGATAAGGAGCAAAATGAAAACAGAGGAACAGTCATCAACATCGGTGACAAAAAAAATAATAACTCCAAATAAAGAATTAGTTGGGTTAAAGAAATCAGAAGAACAAAAAGAAGTTACAAAAGAAAAAGCAAAACTTCCTCAACCAACAGGTTGGCGTATGTTAGTTTTACCATTTAAAATGAATGAAAAAACTAAAGGTGGAGTTTTACTTGGACAAGAAACAATTGAAAGACAACAGGTAGGATCACAATGCGGAAACGTATTAGCGATGGGACCTGATTGTTATAATGATAAAGCCAGATTTACACAAGGTCCATGGTGCAAGGTCGGAGACTGGGTAGTCTTCGCACGTTATGCAGGATCTCGTATTGAAATTGAGGGTGGGGAAGTTCGTCTTCTTAATGATGACGAAGTACTAGCAACTGTG